AATGTTGGCATTGACTGGATTTCTAAAAAAGGATACAAAGCACCCGGCGGTGAAAGGGATATGGAAGCTTTTGCCCAATACCTTTATGCCAATCCAGAATTCGTGGAGCAATTAATTTGGCAAAACCCTGAAACTGGACGGCGTTTAGGCGTCCATATGGGAAAACAAACACAAGGCGTGTATGGTGAAGGGCCACAAGGGTATCCAGGCCATGCAGACCATGTTCATATTCGAACCACCTATTCAATTCCCTTACCAGATGGCACTTACATATCTACTAATGCTGGTTTAAAACCAACACAAGGAATGACACCAGAACAATATCAGCGATATCAGCAACAAGCCGGGTTAATGGGCCAGCCCTCAGCAGCTTTCGGCGGCGCTGCCGGTGAAGCTGGAACTGAGAATTTCCTGGATCAGGTCGGGAATATAGCTGGTGGAATTGCATCCATAGTTAATGACGTTTTCGATTTATTTGATACATCGCTGAAAGCTGTTGCAGAGACTAAGAAAACAACGGGAATTCTGGCTCGCGGTATTTCGAACACCGAAGACATCAACAAAATGATAGATACCGTGCAGACATTTATCGAATTGGGCGCAAAAGTTGCACAGACCGTGAGTGATGTTGCTAGCACTATTAATTCATTCATTCCCAGTGGCGGCGGCGCTGATATGGGTGGAACAGATGCAGCAAAAGCCGCATTACAAGCCGTAGCCGCTGTTGCTGGAATCATTGCCGCCACGCTCCAAACCATAAATGCCACAATAGATTTGGCGCAAGAAGCCTATAAAATTGCCACAAAATATATGGGCCGAGCGTTGCAGGCGTGGTTTGGATTAACAGGCGCAACAGATATTAGGTATTTGCTGGATACTGTCGAAGGGCAGTTGAAGATATACACGTCCGAAAACCCTGAATTCAAACAGACTTTCAACACACTTGGAAGAGCTATGGGTGCACGCTATCCCGAAAGGCCAACGGCGCAAAACCAATTCAACATATATCAGGGACCGGGCCAAGATCCACGAGATACAATGCAGGACGCCATGTTTGCGATTAGATCAAGCGGCGTTGGTGCCTTTGGGTACTCAGGAACATAAGGGATGAAACATGTTGGACCGCAACCTTTTACCAGGACAATACCAAATAGGTAATTTTGTCTTCGGCGCTCACACAATGTTCCGTGTGGAATCATGCGACATCGGCGCTTATGAGCTGAATGTTAAGGACTACCAACGTGGTTCAGCAGATGAATTGAGTTTTGGCGAGGATACACTTAAACCCATGCCATTAACTCTCACGATAAATGCGCTGAATAACTATGCTATGCCTCATATAGCGTCACTTATGAAGGATTTTAAAGAACTGAATTTTGACAATGACAGACAGCCGGGCATTTTTGCGCGAGAATGGCGGGCAGATGAAACGCGACACAAATGGGGCGAACTTAAGCCGCTGAAGGTTTGCCGTCCGAAAGATGGTGTGACACTTAGGGTTTACGGTCGTCCCGGCAAGCTCGCCGTTACACCACTGGGCAGGGCACCCAACAATCAGAACAGACAAATGGTTGCCGAATTTAGGCGGTCAGATACCTTGTATTACAGCGATTATGAGTACCTAACTTCGACAAAGCCAAATGAAATACAAACGATAGTTCGAAATGCCGATCACGATATGGGCGATGCCCCAAGCTGGTTACGATTTTTGCTTGTGGGGCCGATGACACATCCAATCATCCAATTAGGCTTTGTCACAATAGAATTGGACTATGCAATTCCCGCTGGTTCAGTCGTAGAAATCTCTAGTTATCCGTGGGCCAGACGCGCCATAGATTTAAGCAGCGGAATCTCCTTGAACGCCAGGCTAACTCAACCCTATTTAGACAAACTTCTATTTGAAACCAATAGTAAGGTTGAATTCTCTTGGAACGCAAGCGGTTTGAGAATCTCAGGAAATGATGTGGAAGAAGACTTTTCAGCCTATGATCTAACCATGTTGCATGATAAATGGCACATCTTTTACATGGGACCGGGCCAGGGTGAAATCGCTCCGAAAATCCAACTGCTACCAGCACTTCCGTTAATACATGCTGTTCTCGCTTGGCACGACAGCGGAAACCGTTGGCGCTTGGGAACGGCTATTTTCAAAAGGGGAAAGACAATATCCGATTGGCAGAAAGTTGGAATGCAAATCGGAATCGCCCCTGAGCCAAGCCTTTTCGAAGAGGAATGCGCTAACAGAATAATTGGCCGCAGCAACGCAGACGGCACGCGGTATCAATACTGGGACATTCGGTATCCCAATTTCATCTTCGGAATACACATTGATGGTACGGACCATGAAATCAGTAAAACATATAAGATTCCGAGAATCCTTGCGGTACTTGAGAATATCATCGACAATTTCAAAGGAGCATTTGGTGCGGGTGATCATGCCGGGGCTGGTTGGTACTGGGAAGCCGAATTCGGCAGCGGAGAAGACCTTAACACACACACTCTTTGGATAAATGGGCATCGCGTCTGTGTATTCCGAAATGCAAATGCGTGGGGATTCACCGGAAAAGACTACCGCCACTACGGATTTGGGATGAAAGCTACACAAAGGCTTTTAGGTCAATCTACACCAGGACCATTAGTAAAGTTTTGGGGTGGTGACAATTACCCGCCGAGCATTGCCGAAGAAATTATCAAAGAGGCTGAGGAACAAGCGAATATAGAATACGGTTCGGTGCGTTCTAGATGTTATCTTTTATGGAGGGACGCATGGCAAACCCTATAGATTTTTACGATCGTTTCCGATTTGTCATTGAAGATGTTCATGGCAACATCCTCGCGAGAGATGTTGTGGCACAAGAAGTTAAGCTATCTCGTGTCCTAAGCTCTCCTGGTGAAATTAATTGCAAAATTCACCCTAAAGAACCGAGCATACAACATCCATCCGGCAGCGGCCCCATTCGATTAAAGCCGTGGGGTCATTGGATACACGCATTGAAATACAATCAATTTGGTGAAGAAATCATCTTTGCCTCTGGAATAGTAGAAGCTAGCGAGGTTGATCCAGAGAGCGGAATTCTAGATTTGAGAGCCAAGACATTCAGTAATTATCCGAAAGGAATTCCGTGGCTACAGAATTGGAACCCGATAGCCGTCGATCCGTTTGAAATTGTTGATAGGATTTGGAAGCATATACAGAGTTATTCCAATGCGGCACTTGGTGTTTCAGTCTATCCCGCCAGCAGCGGCACACAAATGCTACCGGGTTGGAGCTTCAATAACGAGCAATACATTAGGGACTTTTTCGCCATTTTCATTCGAGCCGCTGACAAGACAGATTGCGGAGAATACCTTGAAAAGCTTTGCAGGGACATACCTTTCGACTACATAGAGGAAAGCGGCTGGAACAGTGATAGGACCGCCATTAAAAAGGGAATTCGGCTAGGGTATCCGAAAGGTGGTGTGCGACAAGAGGGTTTGGTCTTCCGCCGTGGTGAGAACATCAAGTCGGCTAAGCAAAAATTAGAATCTGAAATAGAATGGGTATCCGACATCATCATTGACGGATTTTTCCCTGGAAAGACTTACAGCGCACAGATTTCCAACTACGATCCCGACAGATTCCGCCGTGTGGTAAATGAATTAGATGTAAGAATTGATTCAAACGAACGGGCAGCGGCATGGGCTAAAAGGAAATTAACCCGCCGTCAGTTCCCCTACCAATATGACACGATAATCGTTGACCCATATCATCCTAACGCACCATTTGGAACTTTCGATGTCGGCGATGAAATTCTCATACAGGGCAAGATGCCTTGGCTTGAACAAGATATAAAGCAGTGGCACCGAATCATTGCCATCAGTTACGGTGACGAAAAGGGCGATTTAGAATTAAAAGTCATGGCTGAAGGCGCATTCAATTATGACCCGATCATGTATCAAGGTTGAAAGGTAAACCGTGACAACGTTTTTCGGAGGGCCTGGCTTTGGCGGCGGTGGAACAATGCCGCCGAGTCGAGAAGCAAAAGCTATTTCTGCCATCGACTCTCGTACACAACCATTCGTCAACAAGGATTTCGTCCGAAACATCCAGTGGCTCAACAACTCTGTGGATACTTTGGCCGCTTATACACAAAAGTTGCAACAGGGTGTAGACGCTGCGAATCAGAATGTCTTTGAACAGATTCAAGGAATTGTCGCTGATTTAATTGTCATCTTTGCTGGTGGACAGCCGACTGGAATTGATTTAGGAGATTTGAAATACATCTTTCAAGCTCTCGGCGCATTATTGGGTGTCAATCCTGATACAGTTTTCCCGCTGAATCTTATTGAGGCAGTAGGGAATTTGTTCCGTCAGTTCATTGTCCCGCTGCCTCAGTTCACAGACATAATCTTCGATTCTGTCGCGTTATGGACTGAGCGCCTTGGCTTTTCAGACGATGCGGTGGCAGCGATCAGAGATTTCAATGATGCCATTTCCGATTTCTATTTTGCGATGACTGACATCACATCTTCAATCATTCCAGCACTTAACAGACTACTTAAACAAATAGGTCTGGGGTTTGGCTGGCTGGATTTAACACTACTAAGACGATTGGTGGATGATCTACGAGCAAAAATCAACCAAATCCTCAGTGGCCCAAGGGATTTCCTGCTAAATCTCCTAAGCATCCTCATGGTCACAATTTTCAAAGCTCTAACCTGGGTTATTAATCTCATTAACCCACGAAACCTTATGCGTAGCTTGGGATTTGAGAGCATGGGGCCACAACTGGCACCAGACATCTCCGATCTTACAACAATCTGGAATGTTGGCTCAAATCCTAATCAGCAATGGGTATGGGATGGTACACAACCCAATCCAGGAAATGCGGAAGGTTCCTTTAGAACTATTGGAAATGCCTTTGGAAAACAAATTCTCACACAGGGCACTGAAAGATGTACTCCCGGTGACAATTTCGCGTTTTCTGGCTGGTTAAAGTGGGAGGGTGTGCCTACACATCAGAATCAATGGGGGCCATGCATTGTTTGGTATGCCGGATTAAATCCGGTGTCACAAGACAATATTGACGCTCCATCAGATCGTGGCACACACGGCGGTTGGGAACAAGTTGGCCGAAATGTCATAGCTCCCAACGATGTTGACGGTTTTAAAATCGGTTACCGCTGCGGTGCCCAAGTCGGCTCGGGAACCATTTGGGGCGGCCAACTTTCGTGCTCGCATTTGAAACTAGGACAATTAGACCTTTTCAGTTGGTTTGTGCCGTGGAAAATCTTTGATAATATCCCACAATTAGAGGATTTATCACTGCGCGGCGTTCAAATGTGGTTCAGAAGTTTGCTTTCCGCTATGAGTCCTCTAAATGCCAACAATATATACGGTTTCATACCCGATGGACTATTAGCAAAAGTTCCAATTGCCAGTCTGTTCGCTGGACAAACAGAACTTCTAATGCATCCCACCTTCGACAACATCAATACCCTTGAGGGACAAGGGGTTTGGATACATGACGAGGGAACAGGCCATAACAAATGGGGATCGGTATATGTTGATTGCGATGGTAACCTCAAAGAACTATACAACCGCAACATAATTCCGGTTGAAAAGGGGCAGGGGTTTAGCTTCCGTGTGTGGGTAAGATGGCAAAATCTAGGTGGTTTCACAACCAATCCGATTCGCATTGTGATACAAGAGTTTTCAGACGAGGAATGCGAAAACATGGTTGCCGAAAGAGTAATGAATTTCTGCGGCGGCACCGGAGCAAACAGCGGTTGGCAACAAATGACCTCGACTTACACTATCCCGCAAGATATTTCGATAGTCAAATACAAATTACAGGTATTAGAAACTGCCACATCTGGCCGCGTTTGGTTTGATGATGCTAGCGCCAAGCGCACAAATCTTTTAGGCTGGAATCTCATAGATAGCCTTGAAAGTGCTTGGAACGCACTGATTTCCGTGCTTCGGGGATGGACTTTCAATTTAGGTGATGGTCTGTCTGGTTTGTTTGAGAGCATAGCGGATATTGGCAGACGATTCATTAACCTGTTGCCTACCGGATGGTTTGATGCCTCTTGGCTATTTAACATATTCAATATCCCTAAGCTGTCAGATATCAGCATTCCTGGTCTGCTAACCGTTGTCGATAACATAGCCAATAAACTGTTTGGAAATGACGAAATTGGCCGAACACATGAAGACACCGCAGAAGCTCTAAATGCCTTGCGGGAGATGGCATTAGACACATCTGTTAAATTGCGCGGCGTAATGCAGCGAATAAATGAAACCGGCAATGGTGTCTCTGACATCTTTATGCGAACCAGCACAACAGATTTGGGACCAAATTGGCGAGAAGTCTACTCAATTGGAAACGGAAATGCGGCAACCAACGGCGCGGCATATTGGCGATCTGGTTCTGGCACCACAAGAGAGGGCGCATTCTTTTGGGACGGACCAACTTTCAAAGAGACTTTAACACCCTATCAAGAAGTCGGAGTGGTGATTTCAACGGCGGGTGGAACTACCGGATGGCCGCTTAGAGAATCTGGACATGTTGATGTAATTGTACGAGCCTCATGGCAAGAATTGAGAATTGCTGACGTACATATCATGTGGATGTATACCTATTTACGATTCCGTGTAGGTGCCGATAAGTCTTGGGAGATAAGGTATTTCAGTCCCGATCCACCACTTAACCCAGGTAGGAATGGGGTAATTGGTAGTGGAACATTGCCATTCACACCCAGTCCAGGTATGTATATTTATGTGCTAGCTGGGGTCAAAGAACATGATGGAGTTGAAATTAACGATCCAGAAGTGTATCGCTTTTTCGTTGGATCACACGAAGTTCCGGCCCCTTATCCACAACCGGGGTCAGGATGGCGTGACGAGAACAATGCTCTAATCCCCTTGACTAGCAAGGGATTTGGCTTTGGAATGCGTGCAGAGGCTTTGAACATTGGTGTGACACAACAGGTTCCACCAAATGTCGCCAAATTTGTAGCTATAGATCAGGTATAGGAGAGAAATGCCAAAGGGAAAAGCAAAGCCGAAAGCTGTTGAAACAGTTTACTTTTCGTTGGAAACACCAGAAGATTTCTTAGAACTGCTCAAACAGGCTGTTGACTGGGGATACTCTGGAACCATTTCCGCGCACACAAATCCCGGCGATGATCGCGTTTGGGGAATTCAACTGGTACATGAATTTCAAGATCACTTTGAAGCCATAACAGGTGACGTAACCCTTTGGGAGACAAACAAATTCAGAGTTATACCCACAAAGGAATTCAAAGAGAGGTATAACACATGACTGAACCGGGTTGGTTTGCAAGGGTTTTCAAGAGCTTTGAGCTAGCTGTCCATCCTAGCCTAGAATTCGGCACGGCTGGACCACACACTTCAGCCAGTTTTGCGCTAGACGTGAGCCATCATATTGGCCTCGAAATGTCTTGTCTCCCAAAGATTCCCGCCAGTTTTGAGCTTGAAATTGAACCATCAATGGAATTCTCTGTCCCGGCCCCGGCACATTTCGGCCTTGAAGTCTCACCTTCAATGGAATTCACTTGTGTCGAAAAGAATTACAAACAGTTTGAGCTAGACGTGTCTGACTACATAGATCTGTCGATGTCGGCAAAACCCAAGGGACACAAAACTTTTGAGCTAACTATCAACCCATCAATGCAAATGCAAGCTAGTTTGATAGAGCCATTGTTTGAACCCTTCAGTGATGAAAATGTTAATCTTACGAATCAGCCTGTGCCACAATACACTTCAGGTTGTTGGGTCGAATTAATTGGCGCTGGCGGTTCTGGTGGTCCAGGACAAATATCTAACGCGAACCAATGGTGTACCGGAGGGTATGGTGGTGGCGGTGGAGCTTATATTCCACGATTTTTTATTAGTGCTGATAAACTTGGTCAAACTTACTCTGTAACAAGAGGTTTGGGAGTTTCTAATCAAGCTGGTGGTGCATCTATCTTTTCTTCTGGTAGTATAACTCTTACTGCCGGGGGTGGCGCAGCAGGTCGTCTTCCTGATAATGGGGTGAATACCTCTGGTGGAGCGCCTACTTGTACCGGAATTTCACCAATACCAATTATGTATGCAGGTGGAGAAGGCAGCGCCCAATCCAACGGTTTTTATGGACCATATAATAATGGAAAACCTAGTGGTGGTGGGGGTGCTTGCGGGGGAACTGCATATGGTAATAATGCTAACAATTATACTCTCGGCATAAGAGCTGGGGCTAATAATAACCCTGCTAGTAATCCTTATGGTGGTGACCCACATGCTACTGGCGTCGGCCTTAATACCAATGGTAATAATGGGCCAAATGGCAATTTGAATGATCCGATTGTTGCAGCCCGAAACCGTTGTGGCGGTGGAGGTTCCGGCGGAGGTCCAAAAACTACTACGACGAATACAGCACAATTTATTGGTGGCCAGGGCGGTGACTTCGGTGGTGGTGCTGGTGGCTCAGGCGGTGCGCGTGCTGGAACAACACCTGCACGTCCACGCGGCGGTCATGGATTTGTATTAATTGAATGGGCTAGACAAATTGGTACACGCCATTTTTATTCACCCCTTGGTGGTCCGACAACTTTCGCCAACACAACTGACAAGGCAAATGTAGATTGGAATAATGGATTTACCGGCACGGAAACCCTTACGCGCGTAGGGATTTCAGGTGGAACTGTGATGGAAATTAAAGCAAACGCTTTGAGCACCTTCCCAGGAATAGTGACGCCACAATACCCAATTTCTGCAAACAAGCAGATACATATAACGGCTCTAATCCAGTGTGGCACAGGGGTTTTGAACAACAATGTTGGTGTACTGATTCGTTACTTCAATTCCGCTGGCACATGGCTCACGCAAGTAGGTAACATTCAAAACTGCCCGCACGGTATGTGGACACCTGTTTCTCTTACCGAAACTCCCCCTGCCGGAACAGCTTTCGTGGACTATCTCATTTGCATGGGTCTAGCTGGTGATTACAACGTTGGCGACATGTTTTATGTCGATACAATCAACGCTCTAATGGAAGGATAAAGAATGGCAATTCCACCCCACACACACCAGGCATTAGCGAATCACTTTGCGACACTTGGTACTTGGATAACAGTTTTCACTGCTGCCGGTGGAACAACCGGAGCAAATGAGGCAATCCTACCACAAGGCAGAAAGCAAACGGTTTTTCCCACCGCCACGCTCGCAATCCCAAGTGTCGCACAAGGTTCCACCGTAAATATCCCAGTTAACAGTGGAACTTATACAGAGGGCGGCATCTTTTCCGCTGCAAGCGGCGGGACTTTCCGTGGGAGCGAACCCTTTTCAGACGGAGTTGTAATGGTGTCTGGATCGGGAGCGTCCATAGATGTAACCCCTGTGTTGAAAGCCTAAATGAAAGAAGAGATTTCATGCCGTATGGAGTTAAGACCGACCACAAAATCGTGCCGTTTGGCGACAATCGCATGGTTCTATTTGAAACCGACAGTGGCGCAAGGATTGTCAGCGCAAAACGAACTAGTTCGGATGCGTTTTGGGTCATTCATGTTGAAAGCACACCAACCTCTGATGATGTCAAAAAAGACAGCCGTCGCGAGGCCATCACCACAATGATGGAACTAGCTTTGAATAAGCTTGGAGGACAAGGTTATTCAACCACAGTACCACATGGACTATTGGAGTTGCCATAATGGAAAAAATTCTACCATTTGATAAACCTAGCGTTGCACAGGAAACAGGTCATTGGTGCGGTCCTGCTTCTGCACAAATAGTGCTAGCATCGCGAGGCATCTTTGTTCCTGAAACCGAATTGGCGCGTGAAATCGGTACGCACACAGGAGGAACCGACCATATAGGCTGGATCGTGGATCGCACTCTAAAAAGGAGGGTGCCAGAAGCAGGTTATCAAGCCGTCCCGTTACGACAAGACCCACCCACAAAAGAGCAACGAGACTTGTTGTGGGAGAGGATAATTCGCTCAATTGATGCTGGTTGGGGTCTGGTACAAAATTGGGTGGCCCCGCCGTCGAATTACCCTCGGGCAGTTAAAGGTTCGCGGCCATTCCATTACAGCGGTGGGACGATCTACCATTATGTAACTCTAATGGGTTATGACACAAGGGAACACGCAGTCTTTATCATTGACCCTGGATTCAGTCCTTTTTGGGGTTGGATCAGCGCGGCACAAAACGCAACTTTGATCCCACCTAAGGATTACGCATGGCCGTCAGCCGTTCCAGCGTTGAAATCCCAACCGGCACAACGTGATCCGCTGGATATTCTCATTGCGTGCATGGGCAACACAGTTTCGCGTGACAGATATAGAGCGTTATTGCCTCATGTGCAAAAAGCTTTGGTTGACTGCCAGTGCAATAACGTAAATCGCATTTCGATGTGGATGGCACAATGCGGCCATGAATCGGTGGGACTCAAGTACTTTCGCGAGCTTTGGGGTCCAACACCAGATCAAATGACTTACGAGGGACGAAAGGAATTAGGCAACACACAGCCGGGAGATGGCCGAAAGTTCTTGGGGCGCGGGCCAATTCAACTGACAGGCAGATTAAATTATACACGCATGAACCAATGGGCATTTGAGCGTGGATATGTAAGCAGCCCAACGCTTTTCGTAAACACACCTGAAAAACTCGAAGAAGATCAATACAGTTTCCTTGGTGTAATTTGGTATTGGACGGTCGCCCGATCAAACCTCAATACACTAAGCGACGCAAAGGATTTGGAGGGTGCAACCCGCGCAATCAATGGTGGCCTAAATGGATTGCCAGACAGACGAAACCGCTGGAATCACTGTCTCTCCCTTGGCAATACAATCATGGGTATATTACCCCCCACAACTGAAGAAGCCATCGAAAAGAAAGCGGAAGAAAAGGTGCCGCCTACTTTACCGCTCGAAACCCCAACAATTGAGGAATTGGCAAGGGACGTAGAGCTTTTGAAGAGTACGCTGCTGGATTTGGTTCCATCACAATCTCGGTACGCACACGACAACGAAGACCGTTGGAACACAGTACAATTGATCCGCAATATCGACGCGATGATTCACGAAGAATATGCGGAAAGGCTTGCGCTGCTTGGTGATCCGTGGCATATTCAAAGGATAGCCCGCAACGCCCGCCGTGGTGACCGGACGGCTCATTCCATTTTTAAGCGAATTGATCCAAAAGCCTTGCAGGAGTTAGGAATTGAGCCTAGTGAAGTCGAACAGGATTATCAGGCAGCAGAGAAAGATCCGATAGAATACGAGGATTAAAATGAGAATGCCCCTTCGTCGCCGAATGGATCATGGCCCAATGTTCATGTCTATCAATGTTGGATTGTGGGCCGGAGCCATTTACATTCTTTCCCATTTCAATGCACCAACACCCATATTTTCAGGTATGTCCTTGGCAACAGAGAACCTTATGGGAATTGTTCAATTCCTTGGAACATCTGGTGTTATCTTCGGACAACTAAGTGGCACAAAGCTTTTGATGCGCGGAATGGACTTACGCGACTCATACAATATCGTTAAATGGGCTTGTGTTGCCGTCATGGTAGCTTTTGGTGTATTAATTGTCGCTACCATAGTAACTGGTGTGATTCATCCACCGTGGTCTGAGGTCATGTTGCTTGCCTTTGGTGCAGAGGTCGGATACTTCCTTGTTGCAACCGAATTGAATTTTGAAGTCAAAAGGCTCACAAGGGATTTGAACCGCCGGATAGAATTGATGATGCGATGAACAGCAAATGGCTCGAAATGATAAGTCTCGGTGGAGGTTTGGTAGTCGCTCTGTTTGGAGCGTTTATGTCCATCAGACAGCGACAGCGAGAAGACAAAAACAATGAGGCGAAAGCTGGTGTTGATGCGGTAGCGCAGTCAAAAATGGTGCAGGACATAGCAATTGACCTGCAAAATACCTATTTACAACGGGTCCAAGACAACGTATCGTTGTTGGAAGCCGAACTGATACGAACAAAGCGGCGGCTCTCAGAAGCCTTGGGAGAGAAGGAGATTCACCATGAAACATAAAACAGAGAAGGAAATTATCGGTGAGCAACTAGCCCTCTTCAATTTGCCTAAGACACAATGGATAAAAAGAGCTTGCCCCCAACGGCTTTCAAGAGAATTGATCGAAATGACTGAAACTCCAAAGAACCAACCACATCTACCCTTCCCAGGATACAACGATGACTGACCCAACAATTCGTTCACAAATTAGAGGCACCGCTGGCGGGACCACCGGACCTATAGGCCAGCCAATTCAAAATCCATTAAGTAACCTTGAAATGGACGCTGACACAGCACTTTACGTCGGCATTTTGGAGGGACAGCTAGCGGCGTATGCAATTAATGAAGTCAAATACAGAACATTACTTGAAATGCTAACCGGCGAATCATGGAACAGCACAATGGTAGATGTTGATACAAAAGTGTTGGTAGACATGGCATCTCAAGCTCTAGTTCGCAGAGGCATGGACGGAGTAGAAGCACGCACCACAGTAATGAGACGCTTTGAACACCAAGACAATACACCGGCCCAACCAACAATCAATCCAATTCATCCAGCAGCGATCACTATAGAAGATCGGTTTAATGACTGGAATGCTAGGCGGCAGAACAGGATTCGTACACCATCACCAGATGAAGTTAGAGAATCAGCCATTCGAGCATCATTTCCGAATGAGGTAGAGCGTGGAAGAGAATAAAGAAACAAAGGCACTAATCAAATTCGCCGGTGAACCAGATGGACCGCCGGTGTTTATCCCCGAAATGGGTTGCGAGGTAGACACTTTCAGAGTAAAACACGATAAACCCTGTTTAATGTGGCACGTCCCTTTGAAGTTTCGCGGCGACTTTATGCCAGAAGAACTAGCGAATTATGATCCACAAAGGGATTACCGGACAGACGTACATGGTCGCGTCCTCTGTTATGCCAAAACAGCCAGCGGTAAACTCTGCTCAAAACGTGCCGAAAACCGTTTTCCCCGTTGCCAATTCCACGGCGGCGCTCTACATCCATTTGATAAGATAGAAAAGCCAGAGACACTTTCGGAAGATGAAAAGGCAACTGGCAAAACAAGATATCAAATGTATCTGCGTGGTGAAATAACAAATGAGGATCTAGACGACGAAGAGCTGGCAACCGCCAGTTTCCGATCGGAGACTGGAAAGCTTTACAGGCCAAAGAATTTGCCGCGTGATATTGTCCAAGGATTTATGCGCGCTATTTACGATAGGGCGCAAACTGAAATGCGAACCAACACAGTCGAAGCGGCTAAGACTGTCTCCGAAATAATGAAAAATAAACGAGTCGATCCTGAAATTCGTTTGAAGGCCGCAAACCTATTGATAGAGAGGAACTTAGGGCGCACACCACAGGTAATTTCCATTACAGCACAACATCCTTGGGAGGAAATTTTCGATGGAATCACAAGCGGCGCAAGGGAATCCAGCCGTCAACGACGAGCTATTGAAGCCGAACGAATCATTGACGTCGAAGTGGATGACTCGGATTCTAGTTCTCCAAATGATAAGGGAGACAACGAATCTGGAGATATTATCTCAGAAAATCTCGAACAGACAAGTAACCGAGAACCCACAGATACAACAGTGCTTGAGGGATTTGCAGAGGAAATTACAGATAGCTCTGAATCGTCTGGAGAATCACGAAAGTACTCAAGAAATCCCGGCGTACTTGCCCAAGAGATCGAGCTAAAACCATTCAACTACAAATTAGATCCCTAAAGCCATTCCTTTACTTTAGTGGGTTTTGTATAGGCTTGCTCCCCAAATAATTCCTGCTCCAAATCCTTTGGGCCAGTTGACAAGTCGCGATAGGTGGCTGGCATCGTCGCATTTCCATGTTCTGCTTCACACCTGGCACCAATGAGAAGTAGTCGCCGGACAGCGGCGCTCATACTCATTCCCATTTCCTTTGCGTAATCGTTTACAAACAAATAGATTCCGCGCTCGCAGCCCATTCTAACAGCGTAATCTCTAACTCCTTGATTCACAGCGTATTTCATTCCTCACCACTTCTTTCTCGACAGCATGGGCATTTCTTAGAATGACAATATTTAGAACCGTGCTTGTCAAAGATGTAATCATGCCAAACAGTATGACGCACAACATCATTCGGAGTCTTTACCCTCTCTGGCGCTACAATCACTTTCGGTCTACTCGGACCAGGGTATTTAAATGTACCTTGTACGGGACCGTCTGCCAAATAGATTGTGATGTCTGACATTTCGCGCTTCTTTCTAGATGCCGTTCTCTCTTTTACCTTTGTTCTGATACATATGAGGCCATGCCGCTTTACGCATTGGAAGTCCTTGGCCCCCATAACATCTCCGAATAAATGTCAACACATGCCGGTCAGCATCTTTAGCGTGTGGTAATCCAGGTGTGTATACCTTCCAAATCTTTAAACGGTCATCTGTCACAGTGGTTTTCGCTAAGGATGGTTGTTGCAATAAAAGCCGCCGTCCTTGCCTCCACAGAAAATGATCCAGCTTCGCCGTTAATCGTACTGGTGACAACAGATTTCGGGTCTTTTCCCGCCGGTCTGTCCGAAGGATAAAATCCTCACACAACACACCAGCGGTGGGCCAACATTTGCAAATGTCCATCATCATATATGCGCCGAAATCCTCGTCTACACAGTCGATTTGACCATGTTCCCACCGAAATCGGTTGAACAATAACGTT